CAATATTCGTTTCTTATAAATATAATTAGAAAACGTAAAAGGTTTTCTAAATGGTTCAAACCTGAACAGATTAGTGACTTGGATGTGGTTAAAACATATTATGGCTATAGCAACGAAAAAGCCCGACAGATTTTACCTCTACTTTCCACTGATCAAATAAATGAATTGAAAAATAAGGTGGCAAAAGGTGGAACAAGAAAATAACATTGTAGAATGGAACCCAGCAAATATGCTAGAGGTTACATTAAACGAGCCAGACGATTTTCTTAAAATAAGAGAGACATTAACTAGAATAGGTGTCGCGTCACGTAAAGATAATAAGCTTTATCAATCGTGCCATATACTTCATAAGCAAGGACGATATTTTATCGTGCACTTTAAGGAGCTCTTTTTATTAGACGGAAAAAAGTCCAATCTCGAAGAAAATGATGTCGGCCGTAGAAACACTATAGCAACATTAATGAGTGATTGGGGATTATTAACTGTAGTAAATAAAGAACAACTACAACCTATAGCTCCATTAAGACAAATTAAAATAATATCTTTTAAAGATAAAGATGAATGGGAATTATGTCCAAAATATAACATTGGTAATGGAACAAAATGACTAGTAAAGATGAAAATGAAATCTTCTATGCTGTAAAAGGTCACTTGATACCAAGTCAATGGAGTAGGAAAGACATAGACCGCACAGTTAATAGTTATATTAAAAGACTATGGGGCAACTGTGAACGCTTACCTCGCACTTCTGAAGCATTTGAAAAAGCATGGGAAAAGCAAACACGACTTCCATTTGGCAGCTGTTAAATTTTCATCTACTAGTTTAAATTAAAAACAAAGATACTATATATATTATTATAGAGGCGCCGATAAACGGGTCTCGCACAACCTTGCTAGTCAATAGGAGGCAATTATGACTAAGAACTTTTTATACCCAAGAAACGCTTTTTTGGGATTCGATCACATTTTCGACCAGCTAGAAAATATTCATAGCCACGCGAAAGATACATACCCACCATATAATGTAGTTAAACACGACAATATGAAATATGAAATTGAGATGGCAGTAGCCGGATTCAAAAAAGAACATATCGATATTGAAGTAAAAGACCACGTTATGAACATTATTGGTAATAGACCTAAGCGTAGAGAACAAGACGCGTATGTCCATAAAGGTATTAGTGCTCGAAAGTTTTCAAGATCATTTAGACTGTCCGAATATACGGAAGTAAATGGTGCTGACATTCAGGACGGCATACTATCTGTTCAATTAAAGGTAGTCCTACCAGAAGAGAAGCGACCTCGTAAAATTTCAATTAATTAACGAGGAAAAGTAAATGACAACTTTAACTACAACTTACAACATCACATGTCAAGTATGTGAATATATTGCTAGCTCATTCAAAAATACAATTAAATCTATCATAAAAGGTAGACAAATGGCCGCGAATGCAGAAGTAGCAAGACAACTTCAACAGCTTGGTTTCTATGGAAGAGACGAAGATTTAAAGCATATCATTATGCAATTAAATGAAAAAACTACTGAAGAATATAAAACAAAGTAATATTGTAAGATATCAAAATAAATTAGGTGGGCAGTGCCCGCCTTTTTTATTATAAATAGTATTTTACAAGGAGGTTATAATATGAATATAGAAAACTTAAGAAAAGAACTTGAATTGGATGAAGGTGTTAAACATGAAATATACAATGATCATCTTGGCTACGCTACTTTTGGTATTGGTCATCTTGTTATCGATTCAGATCCAGAGCATGGACAAGAAATTGGAACAACTATTTCAAAAGACAGAGTCATCGAAGCCTTTAATAACGACGTACAAACCGTGCTCGCAGATTGTGAGCGATTATATAACGATTTTAATGTCTTGCCAGAAGAATGTCAAATGATTATAGCAAACATGATGTTTAACATGGGAAGACCTAGGCTTTCAAAATTTAAAGGTATGAAAGCTGGTGTTGATTCTCAAGATTGGAATAAAGCTGCAGACGAAATGATAGACTCTGCATGGTATAGACAAGTTCCTAATAGAGCTGGTAGACTTGTTAAAAGAATGAAAGCCTTAGCATAATGTCTGATTTAGATTTTGATTTTGGATTTACTGCTGTAACTGAAGATGAGTTAGATGTAGTAAAGAAGACGCAAAACTCTGTAAATGATGCTGAACAGATGGCAACATCTGCACAAGATACACTCGATAAATTATATAATGCTATCATTCCTTTGCTTAATAATCTTAAAAAGAATCCAGAAAAAGAATATATCCTTTGGCCTAATAGACTAGAAAAAGTTGAACAGTTTGAAGATCATATAAATGTAATTTATAGAGGTTAATATGGAAAAATTTAAAACTTATTTAAATATTAATGAGAAATGGATTAATCCACATCACACTGATGAACATGATGAAGTTCATACTCAGATGCAAGCTCCTAAGACTGCGTTTCCTCAACATGTTCATAAACAGCTTAAACACCTATCTACTCCAGCAAACTTTCATAAAGCAATGAAGAGTGCAACTACAACTCACATTCATCATTCAGATTCGAATCTGCACAAGATGGGAAATACCGATGTTAACAATAAAAAAGGTATACTTGGAAATCCAGAAATTGAAAAAGCTAAAGCTAATAGAGTTTCTAGTCAATACGATAACGCTCATAAGAAACCAATGACTAAACCTATTATCTTACACCATATTAAATCTGGTCATAAACACTTATTGGCAGGTAACACAAGATTAACGCATGGTGTACAAGATAGAAAAGAAAAAGTACCCCTACATACAATAAAATATTAAAAAGTCCTTTACTTTTCAATAAAACTATGGTATAATATAACTATAATGAAAAATTTTAAAACATACTTAGAAGAAGCTGCCGGAAAAGGTTTAACTATATTTGACATAGATGAAACTATGTTTATTACTAAAGCAAAAGTACACATAGTTAAAAACGGTAAAATTATCAAGAAGCTTGATAACCAAGAATTTAACACTTATAAGAAAAAATCTGGTGAAGAATACGATTTTGGTGAATTTAAAAATGCTGAAGTTTTTCAAAAGACTTCCACACCAATAGCAAGAATGATTAACAAAGTTAAGATGATACTTAAGAATGCTACAAAGGCAGGATCAAAAGTTATTATTGTAACAGCTAGACCTAACTTTGATAATAAGAAAACATTTCTAGATACATTTAGAAATCAAGGAATTGACATAGATAAAATCTATGTTGAACGTGCTGGCAATCTTGGAACTGGTCCAGCAGCAGATAACAAGAAAGTCATTTTTAAAAAATATTTAGATCAAAAAATATACAAAAGAATAAGATTATTTGATGATGCTATGTCAAATTTAAAAATGTTTAATTCATTACAAAAAGACTATCCGGATGTTTCCTTTGAAGCATTCCTAGCAAAACCAAACGGCTCTATTTCTAGAGTACGTTAACAGGAGATAATTATGAATATGAAGACCATCGCGGCAGTGGCGACACTGGCATCTTTGTTCTGTTTTTCGGCTTTTTCAGCTGAAAAAATTAAAATTGGATTTATCTATGTTGGCCCTACTGGCGATCATGGATGGACATATAGACACGACATTGGAAGACAAGATGTTGAAAAACATTTTGGAGATAAAGTCAAAACTAAATACATTGAATCTGTATCAGAAGGTCCAGATGCAGAAAGAGTTATGCGGTCAATGGCTATGGAAGGTATGGATATTATATTCGCAACTTCTTTTGGTTACATGAATAGTATGGTAAAAGTTGCAAAAGAATTTCCAAATGTAAAATTTGAACATGCTACAGGATACAAACAAGGACCTAACTTATCAACTTATGGATTAAGATTATATCAAGCAAGACATGTACAAGGTGTTATTGCTGGCATGATGACTAAAACTAATAAGATTTGTTATGTTGGTGCATTTCCTATTCCTGAAGTTATCAGAGAAATTAATACATATTACTTAGGTGCTAAGAGCGTAAATCCAGATGTTGATATCGATATTATTTGGGTAAACACTTGGTACAATCCTGTTAAAGAAGGCGAAGCTGCAAAAGTTTTAATTGCACAAGGTTGTGATATGGTTGCTCAACATACAGATTCACCTTCACCATTACAAGTTGCAGAAAAATTAGGTAAATTTGGATTTGGACAAGCATCAGATCAAATGAAATTTGCTCCTAAAGCTCAGTTAACTGCAACTATTGACAACTGGTCACCTTACTATATTGCAAGAGTACAAGCAGTATTAGACGGTACATGGAAGTCAGGAGACTACTTTGGTGGTATGATTGATGGCACTGTTGAAATGGCACCGTTTGCAAATATGCCTGCAGACGTTGAAGCACATGCTGCTAAGATAAAAGAAAGTATTAAGAATGGCAAGTACTATGCTTTTACTGGACCTATCAAAGACAACAATGGCAAGTTACAATTAAAAGACGGCGAAATTGCTGATGATGCACATCTAAATAGTATGATGTACTATGTTGAAGGCATCGATGCTAAAGTACCTGGTAATTAAAAATGATTCCAGTAATTGATTTTAAAGGTCCGAATGTACTGGAAAAAATACGCAAAGCTTATACGACTGTAGGCTTTGCAGTTTTCACTAACACACTACAAAATAAAGATCAAACCACAATGAATGTTTGGTTTGATTTAATGAAAGAATTCTTTAAGCAAGATTTAGAAAAGAAAAACGAATACAAATATCAAGCTGAAAACAATCTAGGTTATACAGTTATGGGCGCAGAAAATGTAGATCCAGACGCGCCAAAAGATATGAAAGAAAGCTTTAATTATAATAATAGTAGAATGCCTAGTGAATTATGGCCTACTTTAAACGGATTTAAAGCAACAGCATTACAGACTATTGATATTGCAGATAGACTTACATTAAAAATATTAGAAAAGTTTGATGAGATTTTAGATACAGGATCATTATTAACTAAAGCACATATAAAACCGTATAACACAACTCGAGTTATACATTATCCTGCATATGATGGTCCATTAGAAAATAAACAAATGAGAATAGGAGAACATAGTGACTATGGTACTATTACTTTACTTTGGCAAATTAATGATGTTCCTGGGCTCCAAGTCCAAGACCTACAAAAAACATGGCACCCGGTCCCGTATGCAAA